AACCCCCCTCTTGGGGTGGTGTCCTCTCTGGGTGACACTATTTGTTGGTGGGTTTGTTATATATTCTTATATATATATATTATATATAAAGAGATACAAACAACCCCACACAGGGTGTCCTCTGGAGGTGACAGGAGGGGGGCAGAGTGTGGGGGTCGAAGCATAGGGGAGGGATACCCCCCTTGTGAAATCTGCGAAATTCCTAGCAAATTCCCTGAAATCCGCTATATTCTTACTCCAATCTGATTCCGACCGGGTTCCTACCCGATACCGATACGGTTCCTTCCTGATGGGCCGATTTCAGATTGGACTAACAATATAACGCAAGAAAGGCCTAATTGGGAGGTTTAATCCCAACTAGACCCTTCTCTTATCCCTTGCTTACTCGATGAAGTCCGAGTTAAGCGAGTGTAACGAGCTTACTTCTTAGCGCCAGCAAGCAACGCTCGGACGGAAACTTCATCCATCCCGGTTGACTTAACGAGATCCTTAACAGCCCGCTCGAATGCCTTGGTCTTATCTTCCTCAGTAACAGGCTTATACTGATTACGGATGGACTGGGACTTAGCGGAATAAGCGAGAGTCTCCTTCTTATCGTTGTAGAGTTCGATAAGAGAAGCGATAACCTTTCCCGCTGCCTCGCCCGGAAAAACTTCTCCGAGGAAGTTAATCTGGTCATCCGACAACGGATGCCCTTCAGCAGCAAAGAGTTCTGCGAAGTTGGAAATCTTATACCACTCGTAAGGAATATCCCGACCCTCGTAGAGAGGATTACCGTTTTCATCCTTAACATTCAGGATGCCGATTTTGCCCACTACGAGCGTGCCAACAGGCGTGGCTTCCGGGGTGGACGTTTCGACGGTGGTGGGGATTTCGATTGCTTCGTTCATTGTTCTGTGTCCTTCTAAGATGCCGGGGTGTCCGGCTTTGTAAAGGGGCGTCATTGCCCCACTGAAAAGATTCTATCATGACCGGTTCATCCTGTCAAGTAGAATCCGACTAAGAGGGTTCGATTTTTCCGTTTTGACGTGCCGACTGAGTTAAACCCTCCATTGATTATTCTGTCCTCTTTCGTGGACGCTATTGTTTCCTCGTCCGATAAAGTTAGAGGACAGAATAATGTATGCAAGGTTTACTTAACTTTGTGCTTCTCAGCAAGTTCCTTAATTGCTAGTTCTGCAATATCCCCTAATCCAACTCTAACAGGTAATCCCTCAGGAGTTACGATGTTCTTGTTGTTAAAGTAGTTTACTATCCTAGCAAGTAGCTGGTAAGTGGGAAGTCGTAATCCTACGCTTTTTACAGTTTTCAGTTCTGTGCCTGTTCCTTTAGCTGGCATTCTTCTATTTCCTTACTCTTGTCAGAACACGTTTCGGTTTCTTCCCGGTTCCCTGACAAACTTGACAGGGAGAATCAGAGAATCCCGCTTCAGGTTCATTTCCTGATCCCTTGCAGTGTGAGCAATCGTAACGAGAGTGTCGGACTGAAGAAGGGAAATGAACTGCCTGTTGAGCGCGCCATTTAACCCCTGGCAGATTTGTATTCAGAAGACGGAGAACTTCCTGCATCGCATCATCTTCATCCGATGCTGCAACGATGCAATCAACAATCACTATGAACTTAGGCATCTTCTGGAATCCTTCTGATATTTTCTACGAGTCTTTTCTGAATCTCTTCGAAAGTTTTCAGGAAGTCTACACCTCCGTGCAGTTCAATGAATTCGTTCACGACTTCAAGGGGAACCCAACCGAAAATACTTGAGTCTATTTCTCCGGTGTCGGAATATTCCAGCCAGGATTCAGGAGGCTCCGCTGTGGGAAATCCCACTTCAACATGAGTATACGGTCCCTCATTATCTCTAGGCGTTGAATAATGAGTTTTACTTGCTTGGACGGAAAGATGAGTTCCATCCTTGCAATAGAAACGTGGGCAATGTGACTTGAATTCAAACATTTAATCCTCATCTTTCTTCATAGTCCAATCACGGACGAAATCGGTAAACTTCACGTTGGAGGGTTTAATCTCAAATGTATCCTTCTTCCTGTGAAGTTGGACCTTTCCAACCACTGGACACTTCTTATTGGTGCAGACGAATGTCTCGTAACTGGAATGGAAGTATTCGATGTTAACTAGTTTCTCTTCGCATTCCGAGCAGTATTCTCCCATCCTATTTCCTTCCAACGTATTCTGACCAGAAGAACAAGGTCATTCCAAAGACAAAGACGAGTCCTCCCAACATGAGGACGAAGCGAATGTTTTCAGGGCTGAAAAGTTGATCAATCATTTATTTCTCCCAAGATTCCTGCATTCGATCGATAACTTCGCCAGGAACATCGTGAATGTTGTCGAAGAGTTGTCCCGTCATTGTGATTTCGGTAATCCTGTAACCGTATTGAATAGCAAGCTGGTAATACGGTTCGAGTTCCCAACGTTTGACGAAGGTGTTAGCAACTGCGATTTTGCTCATTCCATAGTTCATCGCATGTTGCACATTCTTCTTGCAATATGCGTGAGCATCACCAATTAAACTCTTGTCGTATTCGTAACCAGTTCCCTCCTTGTAGAAGAACTGGTCAGCCTCAAATACGATTGTGGAAAGTTCAGCAGCAAGGGTTGACTTTCCTGAACCGGGTAATCCCCGAATTAAATAGAGTCGTTTCATTCCTCAATCTCCTCGTAATGTTCAATTCCGATGAAAATGGGATACCAATGGATACCCCAAACCTTTTCTATTCGGCCCAGTTCGTAATCCGAATAACGGGAACCGAAATAGAATGTGAGTTTTCCGATGTAAGCAGTTCCGTATTCCCACGAGAAGAAACAACGGTGTTGCCAGAAGTTCTTAATCTTTCCTGTCAAGTTAATCCTCCGCTTAGTTCCTTCCCTTTCGACAAGGAACTAACGCAAGATTAATTCTCCGGAAGAATTTCGATTTTGTTCTGAGTGATCTGAAGAACGTTAATCTCAGAACAGTCGTTGAAGATAGCCCCTGTGATTTCCACAATGGCTTCACCGACTGTAATGGCTTCGTCGTTCTCGACTTCGGCCATTACAGTGAAAGTTAGAAGAATTGTTCTGGGCACGAGTTTTCCTTTCCTAACCTTTGGAATTGAAAGTTCCGTCGATATCAATGACAACGACATTTTTGTTGTCGTTTGTCCAGTTGAATTCCTGATAGACCTGAAACGGTCTCAGCATCCTATCAGAGTTAAACGTGTGAGTGATGATAGGAGCATCATCGTTACACGCGTCCAGAATTTCTTTCAGTTCTTTAACGGTCATTATTCCTCCTAGAGACAGTAAGGCTCAGAATCTTTGCAAACGCCCGGATTCTTTTCGTGGCAGTCCGAGTCCGTTGTGCAGGGGACTATCCTTTCTACCTTTTGGTTAAAGTAGACGGAGAGACTGAGATAGAGCAAGGCAGTAAGGAGAAGGAGAGAGAAAACGAGTTTCATTTCTTTTCCTTCTTCACGTCGTTAATGAAGTCGATGGAGCGCCAGTAAAGTTGGTCGTAGTTGTAAGGTGGTTCCCCACGTTCACGCGCGACTCTGTTGCAATTCCAGATGTAATCTGTTGCTTCGTCAGCAGTGTCGAAAGCAAAGACGGGATTCTTCTCCAAGAAAACGATGTAAACGTATCTCACGAGTTTTTCTTCCTTTCTTCTTCGCAGTATGGGCAGATAGCAGTAGTTTTGCTATCGTGCGTGATGGAATAGCAGTGAATACCGCAATCACTGCAAATGAATGCACCACACGTTATGCATTCCCTCCAAGAGAATCCATTGCTCTGTGTTCTGATGATGGTGCAAGCCACGAATTTATCTCCTTTCCCAAGTAACGGTCGTTACGTTGTTGCGGTCGGTAAATCTTGCGACCGAGTAGCCCTGAGCGAGCAGATTGTTAATCGTCTGCTCAACAACTTCCTTGTTAGAAGTTGTGAGACCGAGCGACGGGAAATACCACGTCTGTTGCATTACTTCCTCCGGTTATTCCTCTTTGCAGGAACACGGTTTGGGGAACGACTTGTCGATGGGCTTGTCACACGCACCACACATCCACGTCATGAGCAGAACATTGAACCACATACTTCCTCCCGGTTAAAGTTCCGGTTCGAAAAAAGAAAAAACGAAATTGAGAAAGGCCAGGTTTTTACCTGAATTCGGTTCTCAAAAACAGGGACAAAAAAAAATGCCCCCTCCCAATTAAGGGAGGGGGCGACTAGGAGGGACAGGGAGGGATTACTGCACCGTTTCGGGATATTCGAAATCGGGCAGGATGGTATCCAGAGCAGGGCAGAACTTTGAATAGAACCCTGCCTGATGAAACTGATTGTTGTTGTCCTGAATTGTCTTTGCGCGAAAATCACGCTCAACGCGGTAAGGCGTTGTGACAACAACGTGAACACGGCCGCCGACACCCGGTGCAGGAAACAACGACGCGATAGCTTCGCGCACGTCAGAAACTTCTACGCCAAAGTTCTGCAGGTGCTCGATAATCCTATCGAGAGCGATATTCTGCGCTCCACGCGGGACACGGTTACGGTCTGCGTAAATCCGCAGCCTGCCCGTTTTGCCGTCTTTGTCGGCGGTGTTCTCAGCGAGGGACGTCAGCCAGCGAGCAATATTTTCAATCATTGGAAACCTCAGAATTGTTGGTGAAAATCGGCAAAACGGCAGATTCCGTTTCCCGAATGTGAGTGTCGTGAACGATGTCGAGTGCAAGTAGCGGGCCAGTATTTTTTAGCTTACCCCAACAAATAAATGCCTCCGTGCCATTGTGGCCGTCGTATTGCATACCGGCCGCACGCACGGCGCTGGCATACGCCTTGCATTCTTTGTTGAGCCTTGCGATTTTACCTGCCCGTCGTCGAATAAACACACGTCCCTCCTAGTCTTAGTGGCGAACCGTCAGCCAACCTGATAGAAAGCATGGGCTGTGCCAACAAATGCCAGGCTGCACCACTACATATGGTATGAGTCAACTACGCTCAACACTATATAGAGTGGATGGTCCGGCACTCAGGTCAATTTCTTGTCTCGATCGGCCAACATATTAGCCTGGCTTTAAGTCCTTTGTTTTCAACAACTTAGCCGTGAGTCTAATACACTCAGGGCAAGATGTTAGCTTGGCACGAATTATGCTAATGCAAGGCGCGCGCCAAATCACCCAATTAAAACAGGCGTTTGAAATCATAAACCATGCCAACTAATTCAAACAGGTGTTTGAAACGAACATAGGGTGAACGCGCGTTGGCACAACAATTGTATAAGCCAGGCTAAGTCCTTTAGAATCAACAACTTACAGCACCCCTACCAGCGATCATTTTGGGTCCCATGTTGGCACGATTTTTGCTGGCTCCTCCTCACTCGTCGGGTTCATTTTTTCTGGGTCCCCTTTTTATTTGGGTCCCCGCTCGTTACACTCGCGGATAAAGTTGGGTCCCATCTCCTCGCTACGCTCGGAGTTTTATTTCTCCTCCTCGGAAAAGGCACGTTCAAAATCTTTCTCCTTAATCCGAGGATTCCTTTTCATCCAGCTGTTAACCTGGCATCTACTGCTATGATACTTCTTTAACGAATTGTTCGTCGTGAACTCTTTACCGCATCCTTCGCACTTCTTCGTTTCCGGTGTTATCAATTTAGACATTTTTTTGCTTCCTTGTCGGGTATTATTCTCCCATTGCAATGGTTCCTTTTCGAGCACGGCCTGAGACTCGTTTCGGTCCTTTCTCGTTCATTGTAGCACAATTGCAATGGCTCGGTCAACCTCCCCCATCCATTCCGGTCCACCCCCCTCCACCCTGCTCCACCCCCAAGTAAGGCAAAAATCCCCACCAACTTAATCCTTGACTTCCCTCCGCTGTTCGTCTATAATGCAAATATCGGGAAAATACTACCCTGAGTGCCCGAGACTCAACTAACAAAATCTGATGAATGTTCTTGTAGGGTGTGAGCATTCTGGAATAATTCGGGAAGCCTTTAAATCAAGGGGTCATACTGTCTACTCGTGTGATTTACTTCCCTCAGTTATTCCCTCAGAGTTTCATATTCAAGATGATATTCTAAAAGTTATTAAAAATCCTCCAATTAAATTCGATTTATTCATCGCACATCCTCCTTGCACTTATCTCAGCGTTGCCGGATCAGGCCACAGGACGCGCGCTAGGGATAAAAAGACGGAGGAAGCGATAGAATTCTTCAAGAAACTTTACTATTCCACCCAGTTTCGCCACATTTGCATGGAGAATCCGGTAGGATTCATTAACAAGTTTGTTCCACATCACCAGATAGTTCACCCCTTTTACTTCGCTAAGCCGGGAAGTGGGGAAAACGTGATGAAACAAACCTGCCTATGGCTCCGTAATCTCCCACTGCTCAAGTATGAGACTAATCCTAGACCAGCCCCGCGAGGAATCTTCAAGTCGGGGGCTAAAAAAGGTCAGTCCTACAACTGGTGTGACGGAGTATTCGGTCCCAAGCGCGCGATGGTGAGATCAAAAACTTTTCATGGGATCGCTAATGCGATGGCTGAACAATGGTCGAATGCTCTGGAATGGAATGCGACGGATGTTTGGGGAAAAGCTATCTAATTGTGGTAGAATAGGCTTATGAAACTATTACTTGATGATGACGACGTTATCGAAGTTCCTCTTATCCGTCGCCCCGTGCGCGAGGACGCGCCCGAAATACGAGAGGCTGAAATAGTTGTCCCTCCCAAGCTGGGAAGGCCGGGGGATAAGAAAGTTGACTCTCTGACGAAGGAACTGATAGCAGTTCAGTCAGCTGTAATGGGAGTCCCCCAAACTCAGCTAGCTAGAATTCACGGGACGAGTCAGGCAGAAGTCTCGATTAATAAGAATGGGAACGATAGGACGAACCGGGCGCAAAGGAAAGAGAACGAGAAGATTAGGGAAGTCATTAATCATGCAAAGTATCGGATAGCAGACCGGGCTACTGCTAAGTTGATGACAAGTTTAGACTTATTCGATCCTTCTCTACTTGATCAAAAAGACTTGCCTAACGCAGCTAAGTCAATGGCTGGAATTTTAGAAAAGGTAACGCAGGATTTCGAAGGCCAAGAACGCGCGAGCGGGCCAACCTTCCATATTTATGCGCCCCGTTCCCGTTCGGAAGAATCCTTCCAAGTTATCGACGTTAGGGATAAAGAGACGGACTAGCTCGCTGATGCTCGCTAGAAAAGATTAAGCAATGTTACTGAAGAAGAAAAAGATTCTCCTCGCTAAATCCCTAGCTGGAGGAGGAGTCTCTGCATACCAGTCCCTAATCATTAGTGAAGGGCCAATAGCATACTGGCCCCTTGATGAAGTAACGGGAAGCACAGCCAAAGATAGAGTAGGAATACGGGACGGGACCATTACTAGTGGAGTCCTCTTAGACCGTGTAGGAGTTAACGGTAGCAAGGCAATGTTCTTCTCCGGCCTAGGTAAGATTTCTTTACCCGTTATAGACATTCCCTTATTCGGCGCGTTCGAGTGTTGGATTAAACATTCTCTGACGACTGAGCAATACTTCCCCATCTTCTCTAATCGGAACGGTGATTCCACCGGCACCGTAAAGTCAGTCCTCATCGGTGCAACAACTGATACCAACTTTCCCGGCTCCTTCTCCCAACATCAGACTCCCAATCTTTTTAAAGCCACTACAACAGTTGGTGGCGGCCAGTGGCATCACCTAGTCCTCTCCTTTACTGATACAACGTTGACTGCAATTATTGACGGAGTTATCGCAGGTTCCGGCTCCGCCCTACGCACTTCTTCAGTTACCCCGCCCAGAAATGGCAACATCGGCTTCGACTCTGAAGCCTCCAAGTATCTAGTAGGCGACCTACAAGATATAGCAATTTACGATCGCGCGTTGAATCAATCAACGGCCCTGGCACACTTCAACGGGAGATAAGTTATGGCATCCTTCGCATGGTTACTTCCGGTGGGGAAAGCGGTAACTCTGAAGCAGAATGCAATATACGCTCTGCCAACCCAACTCTGCCTAGTAACTACATCCGGTGCGGCAGAAACATCGCTTGATCAAACAACTTGGACCGCGTTTACTTCTGGAAGTATGGGTGGCGGAGCATTCCTTCGTTCTGCCGGGGCTAACACAATCGTGCTCTGCAAGTAATTCTTCGCTGACGTTCTGAAAAAAGGATAGAAAAATGGACCTAACTAAAGTAGTTACCGTTACGATCACCGCCCCCTCTGGACCCGGCCTAACGATTACCGCCGGAGTAATCCCCAACGTCTACGAGATTGATTACAACTATGTAGAAGGGATTGTCCAACTCTATATTCTTGGCAACCCCAATCCTCTCCAGTTCTCCCTCTCAGGTGTTACCGGCATCGTTACCACTGTTGCTGCTAAGACTGTTGTTATCTCGTAACTGAGAATTCGACAGCCTTAAATAAAATGGCGAAGGAAGCGGAGCTTCTTGAGAAGGATGCAGGCTGGCGTCCTAATGTTAAGCAAGAGCCGTTCTTAGCCCTACCCTTAACTATCAAGGAGGCATTCTATGGAGGGGGCGCGGGAAGTGGAAAATCAGACGTTCTTCTGTATTATCCACTTGTTTGGAAATGGCATGAACACCCGAGATTCAAGCAAGTGTTTATGCGTCGAACATTTCCGGAGCTTAGGAATGAAATTGTCCCGCGCTCAAGAGAGATTTATCGAAGATTTGGAGCTTCATTCAATAAATCCGATATGGCTTGGACATTCCCTAGGCCAGATCAGGCAGGTGGAACAGGATTAGGAAATCAGGGGGCGATAATCTATCTTGGTCATTGTGAACATGAGGATGACGTTCACAAGTATGACTCGATGGAAATTAATCTCTTCTCCCCAGACGAGCTGACTTCCTTCACTCGATGGATCTATGAATACCTAGCCTTTCAACGTGTTAGAACCTCAGATAAATCCCTTCCTGCCATCGTTAGGGCAGCCGGGATGCCAGGAAATATCGGACATGGCTGGGTAAAGAAACGGTTTATCGATCCCGCGCCAAGAGGAAGTAAGATTATTATCGGTAAAGGAGGAATAAAGAGAATCTTCATCCACGCAACACAGGCAGATAATCCTCATATCGACCCGGAATACAAGAATTCCCTTTCGGCATTACCTGAGGCTGAAAAGAATGCGAAGCTATACGGGAGTTTCGACGCCTATCTAGGCCAAGTATTCGAAGAATTCAGGGATAGAAGATACCCGGATGAGCCAGAGAATGCACTGCACGTAATCGAACCGTTCACCATTCCTGATTGGTGGCCCCGCCTCATCATAGGTGACTGGGGATTCGCAGCGATGACCTACGTGTTATTCGCAGCTATCTCCCCAACCAAGCGAGTTTACGTTTACAGGGAACTAGCTTGGAGGAGGACGAAGATTGAGGAGTGGGCACCCGAAGTTAAGTATTACGTCGAGAAAGAGAAGCCCCAAAGAATAGTTTTCTGTAAGTCGGTCGCGCAGGATAGGGGACAGGAGCATACGATTCATCAACAGATTATCGATGCCCTTGAGTGTCAGGTTGATACGGCTAATCACTCGGCAGGAAGTCGGATTGCGGGGAAACAACTACTTCATGAATACCTTAGATTCAATCAAAAGGTTATTCCTGAGAAGGATCGAGTCGAATTCGATGAGCCGTATTCTCAATGGATCTTAAGGAATAAAGGCGAATCAGAATACAAGGCTTATCTCTCGCTATTCGAAGAAGAGGAGAAAGAGAGTAATCTTCCAAAACTTCAAATATTTAAAGAATGCGTATTACTAGTCACAGCAATTAAATCCTGCGTCTACGCTAAGCCTAAGGACGGGATTCAAGCTGAGGACGTTGCAGAATTCGAAGATGATGATCCGTATGATACCGTCCGTTATCTAGTGGACGCAGCAGATCAATACTTCGAGAATGCAACAGTTACTCTAGACATTATCGATAAGCGAGAAGCAGTAATTCAAAACTTTCAGAAACATCAGGATATGACAACTTTCTATATGCAGATGAAGAAGATTGAAAGTGATGTGAGACCCTTCGGAGTTTCGAGATATCATCGTCGGAGAGTAGGATGATGATGTGGCAATTTCTTTTTAAACTTTTCAGACTCGATTGGGAAAATCCCGAATGTCGAGAATGTAATCATTTGCGATTAATGATTGAGCAAGAGCGCGCTGAGAAAAGCCGAATACTTAATCAACTCCTGGAAATTAATCGGCCCGTCCCGAGCGCGCAGGTTGAGGAAGTTCAGCAGCAACCTCTTAGAAGTTACAAACCTTGGTCCGTCGTCCGACAAGAACTTGAGAAAAAGGACAGGATCAAGATGGAAGAAATAATCCGGGCAAAGAATTCTATAGAGAATCTTGAGAAACAAGTAGGAATTAATCAAGGAGTGGACGATGCCGGAAAAGAAGAAGCCGCTCTTTAACGCTGGTCCTACTGAAAAGAAATCTACTGAGATTACCTCTATTAAAAATAGATATTATGGTAAAGATAAGCTCGATAAGAATTTAAACACACCTTCGGTATATGGTCGCAAGATGAGTGTTTGGGGTCCTAATTATGACACCCCTGAAGATAGGCAAAGAGAACGGAATGAGTTAGAAAAGATTGATCCCCAAGGTAAGCGTGGGGGAGATATTGAGCTAAAATCCGAAAAGAAAAAGAGACGCTGATGCCAATTAAATCTAAGGAACAATTCAAGCTAATGCAGGCAGCTAAGAAGGGTAAGAAGGGAAACCTTCATAAGATTGGACCCTCCCCAGAGGTTGCCAAGAAATTCTTGCTTGAAACTCCTAAAGGGAAAAAGAGTCAGTTTGCTAAGGCGGACTAATTCTTCCGAGGATTAAGGTGCCTGCTCAGAAATCTCCCTTCTTCGTCGGCCCTTCTTCTCAGCCAAAAGCTGGTCCGAAGGCAAAATCTGACGAACAGATTCGAGAAGAGCAGAGAAAGAATCTCAGTCCTTTCAAAAGAAAGTTAATCGATCTTCTTGATCGTTACGCCCTCAATCCAGCTTCAGAATTTGCCGGGGGATTCCTCAATGTTGGACCCTTCACTCCAAGAGAGGAAGGGGAAAAGTATCTTCAAAGTAAATCTGGCATAGCTGGCGCGCTAACAGGAAACGGCTTATTCGAACTTCTCGGTCCGATGGTGGCAGCAGGGGGAGTAGCAGTCGGAGGCGGGAAGAATCTTCCGAAGCTAAGAGAAGCTTCGAGAGCAATGCTAGAAGGAATCGATTTAAGTAAGATGCCTGAATGGTTTCCTGATTGGGCAACTTATATGCTGGAACGGTATCCCAGAGTTTTTAGTCATAATACTAAGATTGGCCCGGCAGAGGACTTTGCTGATAAGATATCTGAACGTGGTAGACCCACCAAAGGAACTAATGTAGTATCAAGACGTGGTGGACGTAGACTTTCAGAGATTAGATTAAATAATGATTTACCCGAAGGGGAAAAGATTACCCCTGAAACTGCCTTCCATGAAAATTGGCATACTGTTCAACGGCGCGAACCCAGTGAAACATTTTTAGACAGCTATAAATATGAACAAGACCGGATGGGATATGACCAGAATCCCTTCGAGGTAGATGCGAGGAATGCTGCGGCGAATCAAGCTCCTAAGTTTGAGAAGTGGCGGGATAAATACAATCCTCTTATAGTCAAGAAATTAACAAATAAACAATTAAGTCCAGATTATGGATATGTTAAACGGCCTTATAATCTCCTTCCATTAGATGTTTATAATGAAGCTACTTTTGAGCCGGGAATTCTTAAAACAAATCCAATGGATGTTCCAATTGGGGAGGGATCAAGACGTTCTGATTGGATTGATTTAGCCCAAGAATGGAAAACATCACAAACTCCTGTTTTTAATTTAGGCCGTAAGAAGAAGCCGATTCAGTTTCCGAAAACGAAGTCGCCGTTTCAGGTAGGCCCAAGCTCAGGCAATGCCAAATAATCCTATTCTACCAGACGAGATAAAAACCAGTCTAAAGACTATCTCGGACTACATCCGTGTTGAGGATACGTATGTCCGAGAGAGGCAGATTAGACAATGGAAGATGTTCAAGTATTATTGGGATGGACTCAATAACATCTGGTGGTCAGGCGTTGCTTCAAACTGGCAAGTTCTCGGACAACAGGCAGGGGATTCAGAATACGGTGATGCAGCATACTATGATAAGAGAGTTAACGTCCTAAAAGCTTATCTCGAATCAATTATCGCAGCCCTTTCAGTTACAATTCCAACGATTAAATGCTCACCGGACGATGCGGATAACCCGGCAGATATGGCAACGGCTAAGGCAGGGGATAAAATCTCAGCCCTGTGCCGGAAGCATAACAATGCCGATCTTTTGTGGCTCCACGCTCTCTACATTCTTTGCACCGAGGGAACAATCTTCGGATACACGTATGCAAAAGAGGATGAGAAGTATGGAACGTATGAGGAACCGGAATACAAAGATGAGAATGTTGAGGCAAGAGTTTGCCCGGAATGCGGTGGGAACGTCGATGAACAGTTTATCGGTCGTGAAATAGATGAGTTCGACCCGGATTCGGCAGATGCAGCCCTTCATGCATTAATTTATGAGGGTGAGATAGTTTGCCCGAACTGTGCAGCAATGCTGGACCCGGAACTACAGACTTCAACATTAATCGTCCCCCGTTTAATCGGGATGAAAACAAAAGCTAAGTCGCGCGTTTGCATAGAAGTCTACGGCGGCCTCTTTGTCAAGGTTCCCTCTTACATCTGCACGCTCGCTGATTCGCCATACTTAGAGTATTCCTACGAGACTAATTATGTTAACATCAGAGAGCGATACCAGCATCTTAAAGATAAAGATGCTGAATTTCTTAAACGGATTGGACCAAGTGAGGATGGAGTTTACGATCCCTACGAAAGACAGGGACGTGTATCTACACAATATCTTGGCGAGTATCCAACTAACACAATTACAGTTAGAAACTTGTGGCTTCGACCTAGTGCCTATCACTACATTTCAGAAGAAAAAGACGTTGCTGAACTGAAAAGGAGATTCCCTGACGGATGCAAAGTCATTAGGATTAACAATGAAATCGTTGAAGCGTTTA